AATGCGTAAAAAGTCAGCCAAAAAACGAGAGGCGACGGGCCTCTTTGCCCCTTGATCAAGTAATTAATAAGTTGATCATTTAGGCGTATTTTTATCCAGAATGGCAGGGCTGACAAAATGGGATATATGAAAAAAGTCCGGACAACCATTGACCGACGAATTATGGCAAAAGACCTGTACTATACCTATCAAGCATTGCCGAAAAGCAAAGAAGCAAGAAAAACCAGGGCGAAACGAAAAAAACAGACACCGGAGCAACAAAAAGAAATAAACCGCCGGCATGCTGCCGCGAAACTGGCCATGAAGATGGCGAATAATTTCAATGCTGGTGATTGGTATGTAATATTGACGATCGGCGGAAAACTACCGCCAAAAGCTGAAATAAAAAAATACTTTGATCGGTTTATGGCTAATCTGCGGCGGTACTACAAGAAAAAAAGCAGAGAATTGAAATATATTGCCGTCATGGAAAATATGACGGGCCGGGGCCGTCCTCATGCCCATATACTCATAAATGCTTTGGAAGCAAAAGACATGGAAGCAATCAAAAAATATTGGACGTTGGGCAGGCCAAGGGTAGAACTTTTCGGCGGCGATGTAGATGATTGCAGTAAGATGGCAGCCTACTTCAAAAAAGAGGATGTTGAGGAACACAGCGGCCGCGTCCGCACGAGCACAAACCTAGTCAATCCGATAGAAAAAAAAGAAAAAGTAAAACGGTCCGAATGTTATAGCACGCGAATCATACCGCCCAAAGGTTACCATGTACATAAGCGGCTGACCTATCAGAGCTACACCAAAGACGGATATCCGTGCCAGCATATAATTTTTGTAAGAGATTAGGAGGGTAAAAAATTGATAAACTTTGAAATTTTGGTAAACACAAAGAAAGTGGCTCGCGCTGCCATGAAGACGGGTGAATTTATGATGGCAGACTGCTCCTCAGGGAAGCTCTTGATCACCGGGCAATTCGTAATAAATTTAACCCCGGAGCAGTTCTTCTCCGTGATGTGCAAGCTGGAAATTCCGGAACTTGGGGTCTGGTATTTAACCGGCGATGATGCGCTGGTAGAATCCGAGCGAAAGAGTGAAATAGCGGAATGGGAAGGGCGCTACAACGAATGGCTCAACGAAGCTGAAGGTGTGGAGCTGACAAATACCTTTATCGATATTGGCTCCAGCTCCATATATACAAATGGACAGAGCTATATTGGGATCGGGCAAGAACGACTGCTCATGTTGGACGATATACAGCGGCTGGAATGTACCGGGAAAATGGTTTTGGTCAACGGCTTGCACATCATCGCTCCGATAAAAGAAGATATTTGGAGAAACAACGGTTTTTTATATAGATTGCCCGGAATGGATCCGGAGAGAGAAGCGGAGGACGAAAAATGAAAACAATATCGATTATCAACAACAAAGGTGGCGTTGGAAAGACCACAACAACCATGAACCTGGGACATGAGTTTAGCCAGCATTTCGGCAAGCGCGTGCTGCTCATAGACCTAGACGCGCAGGCAAATCTGAGCAAATTTTTCGAAGCCGACGAAAGCCAGCCGACCATTGCCCATGCACTACTGGGCGGGGCAAAGATACGGGACGTGATTCAGCATACGAAATATGATCGCCTGGACATCATCCCCTGCAGCGAAGACTTGATAACAGCCACTGACGCCATGGCTATCACGGGCGGGAATCTAATGCTGCGGAACATTCTCGCAGAAGTGCAGGAAGACTATGATTTTTGTATCATCGACAATGCCCCGGCACTTGGCATTAGTACTGACAATGCATTGGCTGCCAGTGACGAGGTAGTTGTCCCAATCTGCATCGACACGTTCGGTTTTTGGGGGCTGGATAAGATCATGCGCGACATCGAAAAAGCCCGGCAGGTGAACCCCGCACTGTATTTCGATGGCTGCCTGGTCACGCGGTATCGTAACGACGATATTTCGCAGGAAGTAACAAAGCAGATGAAAGAACAAGACACCTATCCTGTATTTGGCACAAAAATCCGCGAAAGTGACACCGTGCGGCGGGCGGCCTTTGCTGGTCAGCCAATCACTGAGAATTCAAAGCGCAGCGGGGCGGCAGTAGATTACAGGCAATGGGCAAAAGAATACATCGAAAATAATTTATGCTCAGAATGAGCAAAACGGGGGCGGAAGAATGAACGGGATTGATATAAAAAATCTAATAACCAAGACAGGCAACATAAATACTGGCGTATTGGCCAGTCGGCAGGATCGGTTTATTGTCAGCGAATTGGACGTAGACGACCTGATACCATCGGAAGATAACTTCTTTCCCTTGACCGGGATTGAAAGCCTAAAAGAGAATATCGAAGAATTCGGGCTACAGCAGAACCTGCTCGTCATGCGTCGCCCGGATGCAAAGTATGAAATTATATCTGGGCATCGCCGCCGGGAAGCCTGCCGCCTGCTGGTGCAGGAAGGGAAAAAGAAATTCCGCTGGCTACCGTGCCGGATCATGCCGGAACTGGACACAACGACAAAGAACATCCTGCTCATTACCATGAATACCGAAACACGGGGAAAGAACATGGCTGACACCACCGAGGCAATCGAGCGTTTGAAGATTCTCTATACCGACTACAAGAAAGACCATCCGGAATTTAAGGGCCGTGTCCGGGATATCATTGCCGACGATATCGGCGTATCTCCGGCAACCGTTGGGCGGCATGAGAAAATCAGCAAGAACCTTATCCCAGAGGCAAAAGACGCCTACAAATCGGGAGACATGAGCTTTGCGGCCGCCGAAAAAATGGCAGGGATGTCAGCGGCGGATCAGAAAGCCGTATACGAGCAAACCGAAGGGAAACCGGAAACCAAGGACGTTCGCCAGCACCGGCAGGAAACACAGAGCATGAATATCCCGGGCTTTGAACCGGCACCTGAAACGCCGAAACAGAAAAAGCAGCCACCTGCTGATATTGAGCACAGGATTTTCGCCATAACAGCTACTGTGGCACTGCTAGAAACAAAAAAAGCCGAAGCCTTGGCACTCATGCAGACCGACGAAGAAAGCGGCAACACAGGCGGCGCAGCCAATCGGAAAGCCCTGGCGCAGTATTTAGATCACTTGCAAGAGATAGCAGAAAAGGATCTTGAGAAACTAAAAAATAATGTGCTCAGTGTGAGCACAAAATAAAAGACGCTAATATTGTTAAGGAAATGAGGGCTAATAAATGAAATACATCGTTGAATGCGGAGCATCCGTGCAATATTTCAAGAGTGAAAAAATACTCGTGTATGCATTGTCTGAGGTGGAAGCAAAAAGAAGAGCTATAGAACAATTCGAAAGAAAGTTTGAAAAAGATAAAGACGTCGAAAATGTCGGGTCTGTCCAAATAGATTCATGGGAAGTCCAGGGTAAATAAGCTTTTAAAATGAATGTGCTCACACTGAGCACAATTTAAAAGGAGTGATTTTCTTGTTAGAACAGGCAATTGCAAAAATAGAAGCGGAAATCAAAGAATCAAAGGAACCTTATGTAAAATTTATCGGGAAATACATGATTGACCATATCAAGGGAACGCCGGCGGATGCCACCGCTATCATGCAAGAGGGAAAGACTATTGCTGGCAGTCTTGCAGATATGAAAGAGAAGGCAAAAAAGAAAGCTACGGGCGGGTATGCAATGTTTACGCCGGATGAAGGCTTTGAAATTATTATGGAATATTACGGCTTGCAGGGCAGTGCTCCAGCTGCTCCCGCAGTAAAGAACAGAATTGAACTGGATATAGATGCTTTACTAGACGTTTAGGGGGATTGGAAAATGGTAATCGCAGAAGTGAACATAGAGAAAGTATTTCGTTCATACGTATGCTGTACGGCTCAATGGTATGACCGCCAGGAAGAAATAACTTATTGCACAGCTTGCGGCCATGAATTTAAGAGCCTTTGGAAACGCACTAGTTATATGGGATATGGAAGTTTTGATGGAAAAGTAAGATATTGCCCAAAATGTGGGGAATCGATTAACGAGTATGAAAACGAAACCTGTAACGTGGAGCGTTATGAATCGGCACCACTGGACATGCGCATTCGATTGGAAGAATTTCAGCACCACCTCACGATAACTATTGCTGGTACTGAAATCAGAGACGATTCAGACATAAAGTCCGGAGAGTATTGGCACGAACAGCAATACAGAGAAACATTCCGCTTCGACATCAAAAAACGGCAGACTTTTTTCAGACAGAAGGGCAGGGAAGCCGTAGAACTTGGGAATCCGCTTATCACAGAAGTATTTAATACATCAATCCTGCGATACCTGTTCGCCCATAAAACAATTACCCCATATCGGGCAGAAATAAACAAGCTGTTGAAAGTACTCCGGGATCGGGTAGTAAGAAAACTGGCTGAAAGCGTTGGACATCCAGTATCCTCCATGTACGTATCACCAGGAAGCAAATACGGATCGATGCTGCTGCCGCTATTCAACATTGCCTACCGCATCGTTGGAATCGATATGCCAAACCTTACGGAAGATTGGAGAACGGGAATAACCGACTATCGGAGAAGCGCAATTACGCTGTTGCCAGCAGATGAATACGATATACCGAAAATGCGAAAGGCCCCGGACAGCATCACTGCTCTGCTTCAGATGGCAAAATTGCCAGATGCACGCAAGATCAGACATGTAGTACATGATAGGCCGATGGATTTCATGCTGATTGGTAAGCTCCATAAGATTTTTAAGGATCAGAACAATCTTTTAGCTGCATACGAAAAAGTAAAAGACTGGGAAGATGACCAAACAAAAATGGACATGTATTCCCTGGTTAAAGGCTTGGAAGAATTTGAGGGGATATATGGCGAACGCGACCTAGTGAAATTACTGGATATGGACCGTGATTTGCAAGATATATTACGGATGCATACTGGAGCTCGGAAGGAATGGAATACAGAATTAAAAAGGGACAAAATAAGAATTCGCGACCTGCATGATTGGCTTGCGGAGAAACACCGGCTTGAAAGAAATCCAGTCTGCCGGTTTAAGAATACAGAGCCAATAAGAAAACGTCTGGCAATGCAAACGGATTTGATAAACTTCTTTCTTCCGAATCATTCAGAAGACTTGGTCTATACAGGGAAAACCTTGCATAATTGTGTGGGGACTTACGTCAAGAGGGTGAGGGACGGGGGAACACATATTGTCCTGGTAGCCGATGATTGCGGAAAGCTCATTGCATGTATCGAAGTAATGTGCGGAAAAATCATTCAGGCCAAACTAAATCGGAATAAATCGGTATTATACGACGCCAAAATAAACGCGGAAGTCATTGAATGGGCGGGAAAAGTCGGAGTGGAATGGAAAAACTGCCGGGATGTGCGAGAAGTTAGATTACCGGCATTAATAAGTGCATAAACGAAAAGGAGAAATGAAAATGAGTGAAATAACGACAATCAGAACGCCGGAGATCATCGCCGCCGAGATTAACAGCATCAAGAGCCAGACGCAAAAAATCATGCTCCAGGCCAGTATTGAGATTGGGCGGCGGCTGGCAGAGGCAAAAGCTGCTGTCGGTCACGGGAATTGGACAAAATGGCTGAAACAGTCGGTTGATTATAGCGACCGAACGGCAACAAACCTCATGCGGATTTTCGCAGAGTACGGCAATGGGCAAGAAAAGCTGTTTGGGCAGTCAAATCAGCAAGCGTTTGCCACTTTAAATTATACCCAGGCTATTGCCCTGCTTGGGATTCATGACGAAGACGAGCGGGCGGAATTTATCGAAAAAAACGATATTGATTCTATGAGCACCCGCGAGCTCCAGGAAGCCATTAAAGAGCGCGACCAGGCCAAAGCCGAAGTCGAGATCTTGTCGAAAGACCTACGGGCAGCGATTGGAGATAAAGAACAAGCCAAGCAGGCGGCTGTTACGTTGTCGGATACCGCCAAGAAGCTGAAGGAAGAAAAAGAAGAAATAGAAAATCGGCTGATAGGAGAGCGCAATGCAGAGCGGCAGCGGGCGGCTAATCTTGAAAAACAGCTTGCCGAAGCAAAACCGGAGGATAAAGAAAAAATTAAGCAGCTAAAAAAAGACCTGGCAGAGCAAAAAGCAAAAGTAAAAGAGCTGAATGATCGTCTGGCCGAGCCGATCGAAGCGGCCGTGGTCGAAAAAGTCCCAGAAGCAACTGAACTGGAGCTGAAAGCGCTACAAGAGCAAAATGCGAAATTACAGGCAGCCAGTAGCCAGGATAAAGCGGCAATAGAAGTTCGGACTTATCTTGGGATTGTCCAGGAGGATACAAACAAGCTCCTGACGGCGTTAGCAAAAATAGAAGATCCAGCCACGCAAGCAAAATACCGGGCGGCCGCTGGCAAGATGATTGATGTCATTCGGGCCCAGTTTGGGGTGGAATAGTGGCAACAAAAAAAATTGGCGGCTTTGACTTTGAAATATTTAGCTTAATGAAAGGCAAGGGACGTCAAAGTGAAATGTCGGTGCAGATAACAAAACGAGGGCTATATATCAGCACCAAAGCATCGAAATTTTTGACAAAAGAGCATGTAGAAATAGGATATGACGAAAAGAAAAAAGCAATAGCCATCCAGCCATCGGAAAAAACAGACATATCAAGGAAATTAACAAAAAACTGCAGCGGACGGGCCATATGCAGCAAAGAGTTAGTTCGGTTGATTAAAAAAGATGCAGGGGACCGGGAGAAATTTCCCTGTAAGTGGGACAAAAAAGAAAAAATGCTGATTTTTAATTTAGAGGGGGAAAAGTAAATGGAAATTTTAGCGGGCGGAATGGATAAATATTTTGAGCGGACAGGAATTAAGGCAACAAAGACCTGGGAAGGTGCAGTTATCGGCGGGGAAGTTTATCAAGTTTGGGACATGGAACAAAAGGAATTTGAAAAGCTGGTAGCCACGGACGATGAATCATACGGCCCGGAAGAATGGTGGAGATCGGCCGACAGCTCCAACATGGGGACAGCTGAAGCAGAGTACATCATCAACGGCAAAAAAATAAAAGCCTGGGATGGTGCAAAGCGCGAGGACTATGACGAAGAAGAGAACGAAATGTTTGAACGCGAATATGAAAGCCTCACAAGATACTTTTGTGATGAAATTGGCTGCAGCCAGCCGCGGAACGTCGTCGCCCTGTCCACGGACCTTGCAGCACAAAATGGGATAACGATGGCAGAATTGTTTCAAACATATGAAACCAAAGATCCCTGCGAAGCATGCCACAACGCATTACAGTGCCTAGTATGGGCAAAGGGCGGTACAAAAGCCGAATGTGAAAATTGGGGCTACTTTGAACAAAATTATGTAAATGGACCTAAAAGGGCGATATTGGACGAAGAACTGGCTGAAGTCGAGGCGGACGGCAAATGATAATGAAAAATGCAGCAAGCGAAGGAATTGCAATTCAGCACGGAACAGGGATTTGTGCAGATTATGAGTGCCTGTGTCCGATATGCGGCGAAGAATCGGGCGTGGATGATTTAGGCGCTGAATATGAATGCCAAGTGTGCCATAACCTAGTGATTTTTAGGGAAGAGAACATAAAAATGGCTGAAAGCGGGCAGGAAAGCATAAAAGCAGTAAGCCAGAAAGAACATGAAGCTATTCACCAGGGCAAAGAGGTCGAAACCATAGTTGATTTACCATCAGACCTGCAAGATGTTTATAATGTCCTGCATCTGGCAGAAAAGCAATTTGAGGTATTGGATAATTTTCTAGAAAAAGCACTGGTTGCCCTGGCAAATCAGCCAAAGTATGAAAAGGCATTAAAGGATGTAATAAAAAGCATGGTGTTACTGAACGACGAAGTCTTCTGTGAAAAATATTGTCCTGTAAAGACATGTTGCAAAACCGAAGATTGCTACGAACAACTTCTGCGGCACGAGAAAAGAAAATTCGGTTTGGGGGTATCACAATGAATGATCCAACAGCCCAACGGGCGGTAACTAATATCATGCGTCGGCATAAAGCGGAGAAGAAAGCTAAAAGCCGACGTCGTCGGCACGGGGATCAGATACAGCGGGCGGCGCGTAGGTGCTCACTATGAGCACAGAAGAGATTAAAGTAATAACGCCGGTAAGAACGCATTTGCAGTACCAACAAAACCATAGACGGAATCAATCAAAGATAAAAGGGGCGGAAAAGATCGGGACGTCAGCGGGCGGAAGGTTTGAAAAAATAATGAAAGAGGCGATGGAAAAATGACAGAGTTTGTTATAGCAGCGGTGGGGATCATCTTAATTGCAGTATCGTATCTCGAGATTTACAAAGTTAAGCATATAACGGTAGCATACAAGGATCAATTTGGGCGGATAAAAGGGTATAAAATTGATTATGCCTATCCGGCCAAAGAAAACTGGATGGATATTTCGGAATTTGAAAAGTATGTGGCAAAAAAGAAAAATCTGCTAGAAGTAAAAATAATCAAAATGCAAGTAAAAACACAGTGGAAATTGCGCAAGGCATTTTAAGAAGATACTGTAACGGTCCGAAAAACATACGCAGACAGGAAGGGAGTACCGCTAATGGCATTAACCAAAAGGGATGAAGAACGAATCGAACATTTATTTAAACGGGCGGTTGCGCTTGGCAGCAGGCGGGCAAAGGATTATGATCCATACAAGCGAACAGAAAAGGCCTTGCGGGCATATCCGATACTTAAGGAAAATATTAAAAGGTATGAACTGGACATAGAAGATATAGCAAAAGAAGATATGCGTCGGTCAAAGGATTTTGTTCTATTCTTAGCAAATTCTGGCGGTGGTGAAAAGGCGGATATTGAGGAAATAAGAGAAACAAAGATATTGGCAGTTAGGCAGAAGATTGCAAGAGATCAGAAAAAAATTAATGAAATTGATATTGCATTAAAAAATGTTGAGGGGGATGAATATTATCCAGTTATCGAAATGGATTATTTTCAGAGGATGAAGATTACGGATATCATAGAGCATATGCATTGTGATAGGGTGACAATATACAGAAACAAGAAGCGGCTTATCAATACAATTAGCGTGAGTCTTTTTGGGGCGGATGCAGTGCAATAAACCGGTGCAAAAAAGATGCAATTTTCCCGTGCGATTTTTAGTGCTATAATATGTCCAAGGGAAAAACTATCTAAATACTGAATACTGAAAAGAAAGCGTTGCCAAAATGGCAGCGCTTTTTTTATGTCATAGGGTGTGGCCAATGAATCTTCAAAAGCATAAGCGTATTCGTCTGACTGGCCGGGCGGTGGTGGAGCTAAACAGGCAGATACATGAACGAGATCATTATACATGTGTTGTGCCGGGCTGTGGTAAGTATGTGGCGATTGGCGAAAAGTGGCATCATGAGCCTTGCGGTTCAAAGAAAGAAGATATTCCCGAAAAAGGGTGCTTGCTTTGCTATGACCATCACCAGCAAAGAGATAACAAAGACAGCGTTAAAGTCAAAGAAGCCTGCGAAAGGTACTTGAATGAAATGTATCCTATGCGGTTAAATCTGCTTATGGAAAATTAAAATGGCTAGAGAATTCGCAAAAGCATTTTATAATTCATCCGCGTGGATCAAGACATCAAAAGCATATGCAGCCAGCAAGTTCTATCTTTGTGAGAAGTGCGGCAAAACCGGGAAGATCGTCCATCACAAAACACATCTATCACCAGAGAATATAAATAATCCAAGCATTACTCTGGCGTGGGAGAACCTGCAATATCTTTGTTTGGACTGCCATAACATCGCGCATGGCAACGACAGCACAGAAAGAAAATGTATCTTTGACCAGGACGGGAATCTGGTGGGGGTCCAGGACAGCCCCCCCGGTAAAACTTTTTGAGGGGTGAAAACATAAGACCGAGTATAGTCTCAATTTTAACGCACGCATAATTTTGCAGGGGGGTGTGGTTTACAGTTTTTGCTTAAAATAATTAAAAAAGTGTAAATAAGTATAAAACATGGTAAAAGTCAGCAAAAAGGCAGGTGATCCAGCTATGTATGATGCAGTCGAAAAACAGAAATTGATAAAAAAAGAATTGAATAAAATCAAAAAATTATATGCTGAAATGGATGAGAAAAAAAAGAAATCTGTAGAAAAATTGGCAGATAATGCTGCATGGATGGCTGTTTCGCTGGAAGAACTTCGTCAACAAATTGACGATGAAGGGTATGAGGAAACCTATCAAAATGGTGCAAATCAACGCGGGAAAAAAGATAGCATTGCAGTGAAAAACTATAACACCATCATAAAAAATTACACTGCCACGATTAAATTGTTGCTGGATCAGCTGCCCGGCCAGCCCCCACAACAAACCGGCGATAAGTTAGCGCAGTTCCTAATGAAAAAGTGACAGCATGAACTATATCGAGCAGTATTATCAGGAAATTGTCGCCGGGCATGTAAAAGTAAGTAATAAAATACGGCGTGTATATAAGCACTTGGTGAAAAACATATCCTCACCAGGTGTTTTTTTATTTGACGAAAAAAAGGCAAATAGAGCGATAGAGTTCATGGGGTCCTTTTGCCATTTGTCGAAAGGTAAGACGGGCGGCCGATTAATTGTTTTGGAGTTATGGCAAAAAGCTTTGATATCTGCGATTTTTGGTTTTGTTGACATCAATGGGCTACGGCAGTACAGAGAAGTTTTATTGCTGGTGGGCCGTAAGAATGGTAAATCAGCGCTGGAATCTGCTATTGCCTTGTATTGCCTGCTTGCGGATGGCGAAAGTACACCAGAGATTTATTCTGTTGCAACAAAGCGCGAACAGGCGCGCGTCGTATGGGATGAAACTGTTCGCATGATTAAAAAATCGCCGGAAATCCACAAATATTGTAAGACCAGAGTCGGCGATATTTATTGCAATATCAACGAGGGGATATATAAGCCGCTGGCAAGTGATTCAAATACTCTTGACGGTCTGAATGTTTCTTGCGCTCTTATTGATGAACTCCACGCATGGCGCGACAGCAATCTTTATGATGTTGTCGCCGATGGTATGACAGCTAGGCAGCAGCCTTTAATTATCATTGCATCGACGGCAGGCTTTATACGGGAAAATATTTATGATTTAAAGTATAAGCAAGCCGAAGATACAATAAACGGTTATGATGGCGTTACGGATTATCAAGATGAAAGATTTTTGCCTATCATTTATGAATTAGACGAAAAGGAAGAATGGAGAAATCCCGATTGTTGGCAGAAAGCGAATCCGGCGTTAGGCACAGTCAAGGATTATCAGCAACTTGCTGAAAAAGTTCATCGCGCAAAAGCCGGTCATAAGGATGTAAAGGATTTGCTGACGAAGGATTTTAATGTCCCAGAAACAGGCAGTCAGTCTTATCTTGATTGGCAGGATATCGTAAACAAAGAAACATTTGATCCGTTAATTTTAAAACCACGTTATGGGATCGGCGGCTTTGACTTATCCAGGACAACAGATTTAACCTCTGCGACCGTCATTTTTCGCGTTCCAGATGATGAAAGAATTTATGTTTTAACAAAGTCCTGGATTACTCAAAACGCATTGGAGCAACGCGAACGAGAGGATAAAGTCCCGTATAAGAAATGGATTGAAAAAGATTATTTGAGGGTTTGCCCTGGGGGCCTTATAGATTATCACATGGTTGCTGATTGGTTTGCAGAAGTGCAGCAGCAATATGATATTTACATGTATAAAATCGGTTATGACAGCTATGGTGCTGGATATCTTACGCAGGAAATGTCGGATACTTATGGCGCGGAAACCTTAGAAACAGTTATTCAAGGCGCTAAAACATTATCAATTCCGCTGCAGAACTTAAAAGCTGAGTTAAAAGCGAAGCATATTGTCTATGGCAACAATCCAATACTGGCGTGGTGCTTGGCGAATCTTAAAGTAAAACAGGACATTAATGGTAACTATCAGCCAATGAAAAATAGGTCTGATAAGACGCGGGATGATGCAGCGATGGCGTTACTTGATGCCTATACGGTATATCTGCGCAACATGGAAGACTATCTGAACATAATATAAAGGAGGTGAGAAATTGAAGATAAATTTTAGATCGATGTTTTCTAATATTTTTGGGAAACAAGAGTATTCGCCCGATATAGCGACAACGCAGTTTAAACTATTAAACGGATATGACAATTATTTTTCTCCATATGATGGAAATGCGTATGACGATGCAACGGTACGAACCTGCATCGATGCTATCGCTAAAAATGCCGCGAAATTAAGACCGGCACATATACGGCGGCAAGATGGGAAAGTTGTCAATACGGCTAGTTCGTTGGATTCGCTTTTGAGTACGCGCCCGAATGAATATATGAGCACCTACGATTTTTTATATAAGATTGTAACGCAGCTTTATAGCTATAATAATGCGTTTGCTTATATAAAATTTGATCCCAGCGGCAATGTGCTGGGGCTATATCCCATAAATTATAATGCCATTAATTTGCGAGAATATCAGGGGCAATTATATTGCAAGTTTGCTTTTGGGCAGGCTGGACAAATTACGGTGCCGTATACCTCATTGATTCATCTGCGGCGACATTATAATCGGGGAGATATCTTTGGTGAGAGCAATGAGCGTCCTTTAAAGAGTCCGCTTAATATCTTAAATACAGTAAAGCAGGCGCTTGAATCTGCTGTGAAAAATTGCATGAAGTTGCGCGGATATCTGAAAGCAATCGGTGTTGTTCGCCCAGAAGATCAGAAAAAAATACTGGATGATTTCACGGGGAATTTTACGTCTGTATCGGGCAGTAATGGCAGCGGGATAGCGATGCTGGATAGCAAAGTTGAGTATAACGATTTAAAAAGTGACATAAAAACAGCCGATGATGGGCAGATGAAATATTGCCGGGAAGATATATACAGATATTATGGCTTGTCAGAAGCGATAATAACATCCTCTTATACCGAAGAGCAGTGGACAGCTTTTTTTGAGTCTGTTATTGAACCTATTGCCATCCAGTTGTCACAGGAGTTTACAGCAAAGCTTTTTACGAGTCGTGAACTAGGCTATGGCAATGAAGCGGTTTTCCAAACCAATCGGCTAGAGTATGCATCGTTAAAATCGAAAACAGCAATGATTCAAATATTGCAGCAAACCGGGATTTTGACAATGAATGAAGCTCGTGAAATATTTGGATTTGATGCGCGGCCAGATGGAGACGAACGTCTGGTATCACTCAATTATGTTGATGCAAAAAATCAAAATAAATATCAAATTGGAATTGATGATAAAGGGGGTGAGGATAAAAATGAATAGTAAATTTAAGGAATATCGTTCGGCGGCACTGAGCGCAGCAGATGCAGAACAAAACCAGCTTATTGTATCAGGATATGCGGCCGTATTAGAGCAGCCGACAGTCGTCTGTGAAATAGACGGCGTGCAGTACATGGAAGTAATAGACAAAGACGCTTTTATCGGATGTGATTTATCTGACGTACCATTCAAATATAATCATTCAGATGATTTTATGGTTTTGGCGCGCACAAGGAATAAGACCTTAAGTCTTACGCTTGATACCAGGGGACTTTTTATTACGGCAAATCTTGCAAATGTAACGGCCGGAAAGGATTTGTATGGGCTGATCCAGCGCGGTGACATAGACAAGATGTCTTTCGGGTTTACAGTAGGGCAAGACAGTTATGACGCGCAGACGCGTACGCGAAGAATTTTGAAAGTACGTAAGGTTTGGGATGTGTCAGCGGTTGATACTCCGGCCTATAATGGCACGTCTATTGATGTTGAGGATGGTGATAATATTTCAGCAAGGAGTTATTTTTCGGCCAAAGATGAAATGGAAAAAAGTTTGCAGGAGCAGAGAAAAAGAATATATTTAATGACGTTTTAAATGCCGTCTGAGAAACAATGTTAAGAGATTAATTTTGTTCTTGGGCGGCTTTAATATTTTCCTAAAAAATTAGAATATGAGGTGTAGAAAATGGATAAAAGACTTAAAGAAATTATGGATCGTAAAATTGAAATTCGTTCGGCATTAAAAGAAAACAAGAAAATGGATTTGGCAGCAATACAGACTGAACTTGAAGGGCTTGAAGCAGAAGAACTGGAAATCCGCAAGAAACAGGAAATTGCTGAGAAGATTAATACGGGCAATCTTATAACGCATGAAATCCCGAAACCAGAACAGGAGAAAAGAAGCATGAGTGAAAATATTTTGGACAGCATCGAGTACAGAAATGCATTTATGAATTTTGCAAAGACCGGCACAATGGCAGAAGAGTTCCGCGCAGCTGCTCTTACGGGAGACAATGCCGCGGTTATTCCTGTCACTGTACTCAATAAAATTATTGAGAAGGTAGAAAGTTATGGTAATATCTTGCCGCTGGTTAGCTATATGAATTATCCGGCAGGGATATCTGTGCCGACCTCTGAACTTACATCTCCGGCGGTATTTACGACAGACGCAGACCTGTCGAAAACTGGAGTTGCCGTTGATGGAAAGACCACGGGCAGTGTAGTATTTTCGGCATATCCTTTAGTTAAGGCAATTGGGCTTTCTTTCATGACAACGGTACAATCTTTGTCCGCGTTTGAAGCTGCCGTGGCCACAAATGTATCGAATGCAATGAGTAAAGCTCTGGAAAATGCGATTATTAACGGATCAGGAAAGGGAAATCCGACAGGGATTTTAAAAGCCACTGCTGCAAAAACAGTAACGCTATCGGCGGCGCTGGCATACAAAGATGTTATTGCAATTAAAAAGGCAATCCCGGCGGCTTATCGGACAGGGGCGGTGTTGGTCATGAATGAATCGACCTTTTACAGCTTTATTGGGATTGTTGATAGTAATGGCCAGCCGGTTGCTCGTGTCAACTTTGGTGTAGATGGCGAACCTGCATATCAGTTGATGGGGACGCGCGTAGTCACAACGGACTGGATGCCGGATATTGACGGGGCAGCCGCTGGATCAACAGTGGCTTTTGTCGTACAGCTTGATAAGTATATTGTCAATACGGCCTATAATATTGACCTTGTGACTTATATCGAACAGGCGACACGCAATAAGGTATACCAGTCTTTTGCAGCGGTAGACGGGAAACTGGTTGATGCTCACGGCCTTGTTTTCATTAATACAAAAGGCGCATAATCAATAAAAGCGGCCATTGTGGTCGCTTTTTCTTATGGAGTTGGTGAAAATTGAAAATAGAGGATATAAAGCTGTATTTAAGAGTGGATGGCACCGATGAAGATGCTTTGATAGCAAGCCTGCAAACGGCCGCGATACAGTATTTGCAAGACACGACAGGTAAGACTTACGATACTGCCAATGAATTGCAGAATATGTTAATAAAGCTTTTGGTTGCGAACTGGTATGAAAACCGGGTCGCAAATGATGGCGGCAACACGGAAGTGCCACACAGCATAACGGCGTTGATGATCCATCTTAGCCTGACGGGGTGTACTTGATGAATATAGGAAAAATGAATAAACGCCTTAAGGTTTTAAAATTCACAGAAATAGGCCCGGATGAAGGTTTCGGCGCTAAATGTGACTGGGGAGAATATAAGACTGTATGGGCGGAAATGTTAAAGCAAAGAATATCGCCGATGGTAGCGCAGGGGGATGGGCAGGCGGTCTTGGTGACGCAGGGGTTTAAAATTCGGCCGCTTGCTATTGTAAAAGGCGATAAGGTATCGATGCAAGGCCATACGTATGATGTTATTGATGTGGACATAGCAGACCCGTCTTGCTATATCCTAACAACGCGGGAAGTGCGGCCATGACTGCTTTTAGAATTTCGGCGAACATTGAAAAGGCTGTATATAAAGCAATGGCTGATATTGAAAAATATGATAAAACATCGCAGCAGGCAATAAAATCAGCCGTTGCGTCGGGCGTTACCGCGATAAAAGAACAGGCGATACGACTGGCACCTGCGGGACCAACCGGAAACTTAAAGGCCGGGATTAAATCTGAAATGAGCTCTAGCAGCGCCTATGGGGTTGTAAAATCCACATCGTCGCACAGCCATATTGTTGAATTTGGTACAGGGGAACGTATTACGTACAACAAAAAAGGCAAGCAGGCTATGGTTATCAATGGTAGTTTCGTCAAAGGGGATATCTATAATGGTAAGATGCCGCGAAAACCGTTTATGCGACCGGCCGTCGAAACAGAAAAGCCTAAAATTGAAGAAAATATAAAGAAGGTGCTGCAATGATCCTGATAAGAGATATTCCACTGGTGCCATTGCAAAAAGCCTTATTTTCTTTGCTGAAAAATGGCCAGACAGTTCCCATATACGGCAAAGTTCCGAGGTGTGCAACCCTGCCATATATCACGATTGGCGGGGTGACGGCAAAACCTGTGGCGGTAAAAGACGTTAATATTTGGGGCATGTCGATTACGATGGACGTTTGGGGAAATCCAGACGGAAAACAGGAAGTCAACGAAACCTTAAATGATATATCAGCATTGATTACCTTTCACGGGGAAGCATTGGTAATAGAAAAATATAAGGTCATAGATGCAGAAATTGACATGGTAGAATGTTTCCCCGCCGCTGATGGCGGTTATCATGGAACCTTGACGGCCGTATTGAGATTAAACAAAACAAATTAAAGAAAGAGGTTATAAATTATGGCATTAACAGACGCACAGCTTAAAAATTTGCCGGACAATCCGGCTCAATCTATCGCCGAAGCAGGCAAAGACACGCTGCTTTATATAAACACAGGAACGACGGCAGCCCCTCTTTGGACTGTAGTTGGTGGCCAGCGAAATACGCCACTCGCTAGAAAAGCAAATACACTCGATGCAAGTCACAAGACTTCTGGCGGATGGGAATCTAAAGTACCAGGGCTGAAATCTTGGTCTATATCATACAGCGGCCTGCATATCGCATCTGACGATGGGTTAAAAGCAATTGATTACTGCTACACGCAGAGCAGACAGGTCAATGTAAAAATTGTATATAAAAATGGCAGTTATCGCACAGGCTGGGCTTATATTACAGAGTATGACGATGATAACGCGCATGATGCTATCAGCACGGTTAAAGTGACGCTTGAGGGTGTCGGCGCAATCAGCGATTTAACGACTGACCCACCGGCTACTGGGGCATAAAGAATAGGGGGTATGGGCATCATACCCCTGTTTTTTTATAGGGTAGAAAATGTTTGAATTAAAAAGGAGATTGAAAAAGTGAAAAAAACAGTTGAAATTATTATTGAAAACAAAACCTATGAATTGTGTTACGACATAAAAAAATTGTCGAGATTTGAACGATTGATTGGCAAATCTATCGTGTTTATGTTTTCTGTCGGATCGGCTGGGCTTGTGCAGCAGGCAGATATAAAATTTACAGTTTCCGGCCTTGTTGTTGCCCTTGACCTTAAAAATGAAGATGAAGCGTATGACTTGATAGAAAAATATTGTGAAACTATCGGCGACCTTGATCACTTAAATGCAAAAATTATTGAAGCCGTACTCGCGACAGGGCTTTTTACGCCGGGGATAGCGAAAGAACAGGAAGAAGCTGTCCCGAAGAAAACGCAAAAAAAATAACATCTGTAGCCGACTGGATCGAAGCGACGGAAGAACAGGCATATGCCGTGGGGATAAAGCCTGATGAATATGGGGATTTACAGCCCCAGGAGCTACGAAAAATATTTAATGCCTATCGTAATAAGCAAAAAGACAAGGATTACAGGACAGCATACTTCTTGTCATGGCTCGTAAATTGCCAGCTAAAAGATCCGATAGCGCCGACCGCTATTGCAGATCCTTTGCATGTGACGGCGGCTGAAAAAGCCGAACAATTGGCAACGGATCAACAAATACTCTTTAATGAATTTGGTATAAAGAAAAAAGGGGGTGAATAAAAAATGTCTATGATATCAGAATTAATGGTCAAGATCGGAGCAGACAGCAGCGGATTATCATCTTCTTTGAATACAGCCAAACAGGACATAGACAAAACATTTTCAGTGAATCCTATCAATGAAATGAATCAGGCTATAGGAAATTTAAATAGTTCTGTTGGCGGCATGATTAGTAAATTTAATGGTCTTGTAGGACTCGCCGCAACAGGATTTGGCTTTACTTCGTTGATTCAGGGGGCCGTAAATGCTGGCGCTGGCGTATACCAGATGTCACAGACATTGCACGCATCAACGGCGGAAGCTGCTGAATTCAACCGTATTTTAAAAATGACAGGGGCGGAAACGCATACAGCAGAAACGGCTTTTGTAAGACTGGATAAAACACTGACTTCATCCGGGGAAGATGGGGAAAAATGCCGGGCTATATTTAGTGCGGTCGGCGTGACCATGACGGATTCCAACGGAAAATTATTGCCTATCAATCAGCAGTTAGAAAATTTGTCAAAAGGATATCAGAAAGCTGCTGCTGCCGGTATGGGGCAGGAATTTGTCATGAATACGCTTGGTGTTCGTGGCATGGACTTGGTCAAAACGCTGAAAAATTACAATGAAGCCAAAGAAAACAGCTCAAAAGTCAAAGGGATCGGCTTAAATCCCGAGGAAATGTATAAAATGCAGCAGCAGCTCCGCATGCTCGATATGCAGGCGGGGCAGTTAAAACTTGTTTTCGGCAGCGTTTTTGTGGATTTGCTGGGTGACAATGTTGGCACTATTAGCAGCGAATTGGCTAATATGGCAAAGTATATGGCGGATAATAGGCAACAGATAACATCCATGACGTCAGAAGTGCTTAAGCTTTTGGCGGCGTATGAAGCAGTTAAACTTGCCAGTAAAATAGGAACTGGGATATCAGGTGCTTGGCAAGGGATTAGCGCGAAATCAGAAATAAATGCAATAAATGAAGCCCAGGAAGCGGCTTTGACCGTACAACAGGAACGCGCAATTACAAAACGCCAGGCGATGATCGATGCAGCGGCCAAAAAGGAAGAAGCCGCCTATTACAAAACCGTTCAGGCCATGGAAATGTCTGAAGCTGAAAAAACGGCTATTTTTAATGAATATTTGATCAAGCGGGAACAGGCATCGCTTGAATCGCAGGCGGCTATCCGGGCCAGCATGACGGAAATGTATTTGCAAGAATCGATTGCTGCTGAAGAATCGGCTACAGCTCAGGCTGCAGCGATGAATACGGTTGCTGTAGCGGCAGAAGAAACAGCGGCGAAGGTTACGGCGGCGAATACTGCCGAAACAGCATCAGCAGAAGAAGTCATAGCGGCTGAAGCAGAAAAAGCCGCGGCTATTGTAGCTGCTGGAACCGAAGCCACCATAGCAGGGGAAAAAGCTGTTGCCGCAAACGGATTGGCAACGGCTGCCGTTGCTGAAAATACCTTGGCAAATGAATCTTTAACGATTGCGGAAACTGCGGCCGGAACCGAAGCGGCATTGACGGGAGAAAAAACGGTGGCATCGTGTGTGGTGGCCGAAACTGCAACGCGTGGGTTGGCCACAGCAGCGATATTTCTAAAAAATCAATGGCTGCTTGTTGGATTTGCAGTTTATGAAGCTTGTGCGGCCTTGAAAAACTATTATGGAGCCAAGGCCCAGGAAAAACAATCTAATGATGGTATAGATTATCAGGTTGATGGTAAGCATTATGCTATGAAAAATGGCGATTTTTATGCTGTTGAGGAAACCACGGATGTCCGGACGGATAAAGATGGTATGGATCATTCGTATACGTATCGTTCAGGGCTATCATCCACGGCCGTGGAACGGGGCAGCGATATCCATTCGCAGCTGGAAGATCAATACAATAGTGCTCACGCAAATGATGCGGATGTTATTGCGGCCAATAAAGCGGATGAAAGTGCAGCGGCCGCAAAGAAACAGCAAGATGCCCTGCTGGCAGCCTTGCAGGATAAGCAAAAAAATGCAAAAAAAGAAAAACAGGAAAAAAGTTATGAAGTGCAAACGCCGGTCGGACTCATTGCGTCCAATATAGCGGCATCCCATCCTGAAGGGGAGCAGTGGATGGGAACTATTACGAATGATCCCGCTATCCAGTGCGATTCCTTTACGGCAAATGTGTATAATGCATCTGGTATTGGGAAAATCGGTGGGTATGATACCGCCAATAATGTCATAAATGACACGGCTTTTAGGGCGGCGGACGCATATCATGCCGTAGGGGACGGCTATCAGCCACAGAACGGCGATATGGTAGATTTTACGGGTCATGTAGGTATCTATCAAGACGGAAATATTATAAGTCGTCAATCAAACGGTGGCGTTCATACGGCTAGTATGCTGGAAGCGCAGGCGAACTTTGGAGCGGTCAAAGGCTATGGCTCTGTTGCCGAAGCTACAGGAAATATGACCATCACGCAGACGGTTGATGAAACCGGCAAAAAAATGGAAGCGGCCGCTGCTACTTTGGCAAAAGCCAAGGATGAAGCTTATAAGTTGTTTCAGACAATGAGTAATACCATTCTTGCAGAAAACGATACGGCATATCAGCAGGGTATGGCAAAAATAAATCAGGATGTGGCCCAGAAACAGCAGGAAATCAATAAGTTGGCGGCTGCCGGGGTGGATGTCACGGTATTAACGCAGGAACTCGATATTTATAAAAAAACGCTGGATGATAAAGTTGTTAAGGCTTGGCATGATGCTTGGTTTAAAATCAAAGACGATACCCGAAAAGCTTTAGATGATATTTTAGTCGATTATGAAGATGAAGCCAAAATGCATTATGATGCCACGGTTCGGGCGTTGGATGATGAAAGAAAAGCACGTTTAACGGCAATTTCTCAGTCGGCAGAAGATTACGCGGCACGTTTAGCTGTCGATAAGTGGTATAATGCGCAGGTTTTAAAAGCGGCGGCTGACCGGGATCAGGCACTGACGGAAGCCCATAGCAAGATGATAAAAGAATGGGAAGATCAAGGCGACTATAATAAAATTTTGTCTAACCTGCAAAGGCATCCTGACGATGAAAGGCAAGATGTAAATATAGACGGTCAGAAAAAAATTGCAAGCGAAGTCGTGAAAATATGGGATGCAGCGCACCAAAGCATTTATGCTAATATTGCATCTGCCGCAGATGATTTGTATGGCAGCCTTACAACGTCCATTGAAGGATTTATTTCAGGGACGAAATCAGCGATGGATGTCGTCCATGATTTTGGTAATACCATAATGTCAGAGATCGAACGCATTGCAGCGCAGCAACTGGCATCGCAATTTATAGGCGGGTTGCTGGGGAATTTCCTTGGCAGTAAATCAAGCGGCGTAAACAATTCTGTTTTTGATAGTTATTTGCCAGAAACCAGCTTTAGCACGGGTGGCAGCGACTATAGCTTTACGAATCCTATAGAATCTATGGTATATCCGTTTGCAAATGGCGGTATCGTTACGGCCCCAACGGTCGGGCTGATCGGGGAGACAGGAAAAAATGAAGCTATTATCCCGCTGACAGATAGCAACTTATCGGCGCTTGGCGGGAAAAATGCTGGCGGGGTTGTGGTCAACATTACCAACAAATCTGATGCCACGCCACAAGTTGCCAGTACAAAATATGATTCTTCGATTAATAAAATGGTGCTCGATATTGTGATCGACGGCGCCAGCCGGAATGTCAGTGGATTTGGGACAAACCTGAAAACAGTTTTAAGCAAATGAGGTGATAGCGATGCTGTCTTTTCCCAAAATAGCAGAACCGAACATTGCCAGCGCTGACGGTTGTGGCGATTCCTATAAAATGAATATTACCGATAGTACAATCACCACGACTACAGACGCGAATTATAAGCATACGCGGCCGCGCACAACAAGGATGATCCGGGACTGGACATATAGCTGGGTGGCTCTGCCAGAAGATGATTACAATACATTAACTGCTTTTTTTATGCAGGTTGGCACGTTCCAGAGTTTTACCTGGATCAACCCGGCGGATAATAAGTCTTATGTCGTGCGGTTGGCCGAAGCAATGACAGGCTGGCAAGATGTATGTCCGTATGGCTGGCAGGGAAGTTTGAAGTTTGAGGAAGTGTAAAACATGCAAATATGGTCGCAAGTGGCGACGCTGGCGAAAAACAGCCTTGCCAATGATGCCCCGTTTTTAATTTTTGTTGAGGTGATTTGCAAAGCGCTGGATGATCCGATAAGGCTAGTTCGTAACAATGAAAATGTTGCATGGCGCGGAGAAGGATGGACGTGCTTTCCAGTCGACATTGCTTCATCGGGGGAAGATGGGAAAACAATTCCGTCGCTGGAACTTAAAATAAGCAATTGCGGCGGTCTTGTACAGCAATATTTGCAGCAATATAATGGTCTTGTCGATTCAGAGGTAAAAATATATGTGGCGTTAGCAAGCAATTTGTCCAGCTCATACCCAGAATTTGAGCTGGATTTTTTAATTACCGAAACAAAATACAATGAACAGTGGATTACATTCACGCTAGGGGCAAGTAGTGAACTGATAAATCGATTCCCTGCTAATAAGTATATTCGTGATTTTTGCCCGTTTGTTTGCAAAGATATAAGATGCGGGTATAGCGGGGGCGGGACATGTATTAATACGCTGGATTCTTGCCTAATTCCGACAAGATTCGGCGGGGAACCGGGGATGTCATCATGATTTTTGAATATGAAGATTTAATAGGGGTGCCTTTTGTCGATGGTGGGAGAGATAAAGCAGGACTTGATTGCTGGGGCCTGGCGAAAGAATGTTTCCGGCGGCAAGGGATTATTGTCCAAGATTATGATATTTCAGCAATGGAAACTTTGAAAATCGATGCTGAATTAAAAACAAATGAAAATGATTGGATCAAGATAAATGATCCTGCTATTGGCTGTTTGGTGTTGATCAATATATCCTGCCAAGGCTGGGCAAATCACGTCGGTATTTACGTAGGCGATAATAAATTTTTGCATGCCTATGCGAATACCGGCGTTTGTTTATCCCCTATAAAAAGATGGAGAAGTCATATAAAAGGCTATTATCTGCCGCCGGGGGGTGGTAAATATTGATTAGAATTATAAAAATAGAAAATCCTTTTGATCCGAAGATAAAGGAAGTATCTGAAATTGTATATTTGGCAATGCCTATAACGGCCTATGTCCAAGTATGCGGCAGAGATATTTTCCTTAACGGCCGGAAAATTGCCGAAGAAAACTATGAAACAACCATTCCGCTCGATGGCGAAGAAATCATAAGCATACCGCATATAGCTGGCGGCGGTGGCTTGGGTGATATTTTAGGCTTTGTCGCTTCAGTCGCCTTATCCGCTTTTGCTGGCGCGATTATCGGCGGGTCTGGGCTGTTTGGCTATAGTATTGCAGCCCATAGTGTGGGGGCTTATTTGGCAGCTGGAGCCGTCATGTATTTGGGCGGGAAGATAATAAATGCGGTGTTCCCTCAACAAGCGGCCACGCTTGATGCCAATAACACCAACGAATCATATAAATCACAGACCTATGGCTGGAATTTACCGACGGTCGCAACGGTTGAAGGTGGTGCAATTGGCGAAACATACGGGACTTGTATCCCGCAACCGCAGCTTTTAGAAGAGCACGTGGAAACCGTTGACGGCAAACAGTATCTTAATTTGCTATATTGTGGCGGCTATGGAGAAGTTGACAGCATCGACAATGTCAGAATCGATACGACGCCAATTTCTTGTTTTGATGGGGTGCAGCTTGAATACAGATATGGCACGAATGATCAAAAACCCATATCCTTTTTTAGCGACACGCCAACAGATCAGGCCGTCGGCCTGCTGCTTGATTTAAACAAGCCCCTGATACGCACCACGGACAGTAAAAAGGCCAGTGCGCTGGAAATTACACTGGAATGGGCATCTGGCTTATATCATCTAAATGATGATGGTGGCTATGGATCAGCAGCTGTGACTTTTAAAATTGATTATAGAAAAAGTGGCAGCACAGATTGGACTACGCAAAACACCTATACCGTCAGCAATGCGTCGGCCGATGCTTTTCGAAAATCTTTCAAATGGACGGTTTCAGAACCTGGGCAATATGATGTCAGGGTAACGATTACCGACAAGCCAACCGGCAGCCGGAATATGACGTATACGCAGTGGAGTATTCTGACAGCCTATAATTCCGGTATTTATGCGCGGCCAAATAAGGTTTTAATCGGTATGCGGATTTTGGCCACAAATCAACTATCGGGCGGCGTGCCGAATGTTACTTGGCGGCAAACGCGCTCAAAAGTTTATGCCTGGAATCCCAAAACGGGCGGGTATGAAGAAAAAGCGGCCAATAATCCAATATGGGCCGCCTATGACATCATGCATGGTTGCCGGCGGTTGAAAAATATCAATACGGGATCATTTGAATATGTTGTTGCCGGGTGCGCGCATGAACATCTTGACGCTTATTATGACGAATGGGCGGCGGCCGCCGCCTATGCAGATGAATTAATAAAAAATCATGATGGAGAACAGGAAAAAAGATTCCAGTTTGATGCGTATTATGATACAGGACAAAAACGCTATGATGCGGCCGTGAAAGCCGCTGCCGTCGGGCATGCAAATATTATCATACATGGCTGTAATTATGGGATTACCGTGGACAGGCCGGGAACCATTTGTCAGATTTTTGGCGAAGGAAGGACAACCGTCTCCAGTGTGTCGGGGACTTTTCAAAGCCGGGATGATCGGGCAAAGGCGGTAGAAATCACCTATAATGACGCGGACAATGATTATAAAAATACGCAGTTTACCCTTCGCAGCGATATGTATGCGAAGGATAATAAACAGGACAATACCGCGCAGCTTACCTTGTTCGGCGTTTCCCGGCGGTCGCAGGCATACCGGGAAGGGATTACCGCACTGGCGACCAATGAGCGGCAGCTGCAAACCATTGAATTGAGCACGGATATAGACGGCATAACCGCGGAATATGGTGATATTGTAGGCTATACCCATGCAATAAGTAAAATAGGCATCGCAAGCGGCCGGATTGTGGAAGCAACGGACACGACGGTGACTCTGGACAAAACCATTGCGATAGATGCCGGGAAAACTTATGAAATATATATTCAGCTGGCAAATGATGTGCTTGTGAAAAGGGATGTTGTTCCGGCCACTGCTTCAACGAATACGCTGACGGTGGCACAATCCTTTGATAAAATTCCTCAGGAATATGATTGCTATTCGTTCGGTGAAAGTGGAAAATCGGTCAAGCCTTATAGGATTGTTGGGGCGGAGCGCGACGGCGATTTACTTTGCAAGCTAAAAATGATGGAATATGATCCGGCTGTTTATGCGACAGAACTGGATTATTCTAAATATCCTAAAATTGACTATACGGCCATTGACACCACGACAACAAAAAATGTGACGGCCAGTGAGGAAACGTATACCCAGAGGGATGGATCGGTTGTAAGCAACATAAATATCGAATGGGAAGCGTCCCAGAGCTATTATCAAGGAAATGCAGATGGCTATACCATCTTGATAAGTGGGGCGGATGGGAAAACCGAAGAATATCAGACCACGGCGATGCACTATCGATATTCTGGCGCTGTTGCTGGGATTACCTATAAAATTGCCGTCAAAATAAATGTAAATGGCAATAAAATCAACGGGGGCAGCACTAGCATCACTATTATTGGGAAAGATACGCCGCCTGCGGATGTCAGCTATCTGTCTTTGGTGCAGGATAACAGCAATATTACGGCCACGATTTTGCCGGTGACTGATATTGATATAGATCATTATGATATTCGGATGGGGGCGATTTGGGAAACCTCTGCAAAAATCGGCCATTTTACTGGCACCAGTTATACATTCCCGGCCGCGCAAAATGGCACTTGTAGTTATTTAGTGAAAGCTTTTGACACAAGCGGCAACGAAAGTAAAAATGCCAAGAAGCAGATCATTAATATAACGAATGTAGCCGCGACGAATGTTATCTATGACCATACGTTCAATATTTCAAACTTTGCCAGTTGGCAGAATCTGTACAGGCAAAATGATGCGCTATGTATGCTTGATACCAGATCAATTAAAGATTTTGACAAATTTGCCGATATTTTTGGCCAGCTAAATTATATCGATGGGGTTGTATATTTGCCGCTTATCGATTTAGGGGAAAATATTATAGATCATGCTTGTTACTGGATCGACAGCAAGAGCATCATCCACCAGCAGGAAGTTGGCAAGATCAAAGACTATGATAAATTTGCGGATATGTTTGGTGCCGGTGGCGATTTAGTCGCTCCGATATCTCTGGCCAGCACCTTTATCAGCGTTTTGATCGATGGCACAAGCAGCAAGGATATCAACAGGGCGGTTGAGTATAGAACTAGCATTGACGGCTATACCTATTCCGATTGGACGCCGGACGCGCAGACCATTTTCCGCGGCAGGTTTGTACAGATCAGGATTCATATGAGTTCAGTATCTGGCCATACACAGGGAACGATTAAGGCCGTAACAGTACAAATCGACGTCCCGGATGTTGATATTACGCTGGAAAATATAGACTTGATTGCTAGTTTGAATTATGTGCCATACAGTCATAATTTCATGGAAACCCCATCTTCGATATCGCCGTTCACCGTTGACTTGGCTGGTAAGTCGGTCGCGTATCAGATCACAGAACGGGACAATAAAGGTTTCAAAATATGCTTGTATGACGATAGCAACAATATGGTTGCCGGGAAAATTACACGGGTATTTATAAGAGGTTATTGAGCATTTTTGCTTGATAGCCTTTTTATTTTGGAGGGATAAAAAATATGATCAAATTTTATGGAGACATGGGCGCGGCCCAGGGGATTTCTACCTTGTCTGACATGGTTGACGCTTTAGACTTTTGGCAAGATAACACAAAAGTTGATCCCGGAGACATCGCACGCAGTAGCAAAAACAGTATGATTTATGCAGTAGCACAAACAGCAGGTGTTACGGGGACAGTAGAGCCGGTTTGGGGTAATACTGCAGGCGTGACAATTACGGACAATACAGTCACCTGGTTAGTTAAAGATATCCGGACCGCTGACACGGCCCAATCAGCCGTAAAGTGGACAGCGCCGATCAAGATTAATGGAGTTGATGTTGACGGTAGCCACGATATTACGCTGCCAGCAGATACGGTCGACAATGCCAGTTATATCGGTAGCGGCTTAAAAGTCAGCAGTTTTGATGGGCTTAATGTAAATATCGGCAGCGGCCGCGCTAAGATCGCGGGCAATGGCATTTCTTTTCCTGGTGGACAGCTGGCGCTTAATCCACGCAAGGCTAGTTTAATGTATTTGGACAGTAACGGTACTTTAGGTAAAATTGACTGTGCAAATCCGCTTGATTTTATTGATGATAACACAATTGGTTGTTGGAAGTTCAACCAGACGACAGCAGGGGCGAACATTCCAAATTCCGCAGTCGGGAAAAGTGCTATTGCGGTAGATAATGATTTAGTTCCTCACGGCGGCATTACATCTGTTGATGGGTGGTTTGACAATTCACTGCAATTGGACGGCTCAGCAGCTTATTTTATAGGAAGTAATACAACAAACTTTCCTTCTGGTGCGGCTGAGCGTGAAGTTAATCATTGTGTTACCATCAATTCCTTTGCTACAATAGGTTATTTGTTTTCTTTTGGATCTACATCGTATCCATCGAGATATGCATGTTATATAAATACAGATGGTATGCTGTATGTAGCTGGAGCGGCTGATGTTAGCACAGGTTTTGTCGTAGAAAAAGGAAAAACATATTTAGTAGGTGTTGGTTACGATGGAACAAATTTAATTTTAAAAATCGGTGGCATAAAAGCTTGGTCGGTAGCCGTAGCTTTATCAACAACGTTAACTAATTCTTTGTGTGTTGGGGCGTATATGGGCGGCGGACAAAATTATGCTGCTATAACAACGCACTATATTGAACTTCGTAATAAAATGCGTTCTGATGTTGCAGCAGCTGTGATTGCGAATAAAATGATTTTTCCATGCTTTTACGATAAACCTTATGGATTATATCCGGTTATTCCTGACACAGATAAAGCCACAGCTTATCATGAGTACAAACTTGATGAAACGAGCGGAACTACGGTTGCCGATACAGCAGGGACATCGAACGGAACAGCTGGGGCATCATCGGTCATATTGGATAGCCCGACTCTTAATGGAAAATCTCGCAAATGTGATGGAACTTTAGCGGGATCAATAAATCTTGGGGTGATGTCATTACCGTCAGCTTTTACTATTTTAGGAGTAATTACTCCAATAGGAAATGCTGGTAGTAGTATTTTTAGTAACAGAATAAACGGAAGCGTTGGCTCACAATTATATATTGGGGTAGATAATAGATTTACTGTTTGGAATGGAGATACAAATTTAGGTGGCCTAACTTCAACAGATCCGTTAGCACAGGATTCGAAAAATTTCTTTGCTTTAGCTTTTAACAATACAAAAGTGGACGCTTATGTAAATTCAACAATTCCGACTCAAGGAATTTTGTCAGCTCAGGCATTCACTCAAAATTCAAATCCTTTATATTTGGGGTATGACGTAAGAAATGCGGCAGGGCATGCTATTGCGTGGGATTATTTGTTGATTATTCCTAGAGCATTAACACAAGCCGAAATATCTCAGATATACAATTCGCTTATGGTAACAGGCCGCAGAAACATAATTGATGATGTTATCCCTGCAAATGCTATATCTTTAGGCTTTATCCGCACAAATTCAAGCAAAGTCATCGAAAAGAATGACAGTTGGTATAAGTTCGGTCGTAGAGAAGGTGCGACAGGTGGGAATCGAAAAGTATTTTTACCATGGAAATATTTCACCAGTGGAGTGCCTTTAAAATGGGACAATCCTTTCGGTAGCGGAAAGTACAAAAAGGAAATTCATTGGTCGCAAGATGCGAAGGGAACGAACGAGGTAGTATGTTATCAGTGGTTTCAAAATAGCGGTGCGACAAATTTTGGTGTTATACAAACATCATATGCAACGGGATACAATGATGCTCAAAATGTCACCATATTACCTCATGGCGGCGGTGTAACATGTTTTAATAGTGCATGGCAAACATCTGGATACCTTGGTGTATATATTGAAGTTTTAGAGGATTACAAAGGAGCTGACGCGGCATGATGCAATGGTATAACAAAAAAACAAATGAATTAAGTAGCGCGGCGCCGTGGGGCGACCACTACTATGATCCTGAGATCAGAGCCGAACTATTTGCCGACTGGTCGCAAGTAGCTGATGATTTTATCCCGCCCGCCCTAGAGTCGACAAAGACCGAGAAAATGGCCGCTCTTGACGCAGCATATCAGCCGCAATTTACTGAGTTGGCTCAAGCCTTGGGCATGGCGTCTCTGGACGGCAATCAGACGGCAATCGATGGGATTAAAGCGGATTATGCCACGCTTAAAGCGGAATATACAGCAAAGATGGGGGCTTTATCATGATTACAAAAAGATGCTTTATTTGCGGATCAAAAGAGAACGCGGGCCAGTGTACAAATCCAAAATGTCCAAGATATCAGCCGGAATCATCTGAAAAGAAAACAGAGCCGGATCAAAACGCAGTGCAATAAACCAGTGCAAAAAAGATGCAATTTTCCCGTGCGATTTTTAGTGATATAATATGCCAGAGGGAAAAACTCTCTTAAAAGTATCTGAAAGCGTTGCCAAAATGGCAGCGCTTTTTTGTTTTTAAAATTAAATAATCAGCGGAAGTAGTGAGGTGATGTGAATGGTGGTAGATATGGAAACGGTCGGTGGTCTTATGGCCATGGGTGGGAGTATGGCAGGGGGTGTGGTATGGATTTGTAAATCAACGCTTGTGCCAATCAAAGACCTTCTGGAGAAATTGATCCGGTCTATTGAAAAACTTGAAAAATCAATTGATGCAGAAAGGGACAGTCGGCATGTGTTGGAGCTCAAGGTACAAGAGATTGAGGATCGCTCAAAGTCGTTGCAGCATCGAGTCGATAAGCTCGAGGGGGTGAGTAGGTGAGCAAAATACAAAAATATTTAGTGGAAGCGATAACAGGGGCATTTCTGCTCCTGTTTTTGTTTTGGGCTGTCGGGTATTGGTGCAATGCAATTTATGGCACAAAATTTGACCTGCGGAGCTGCTGGGATGGTTTTACTACCCTGGGCGGCGCCGGAGTGCTTGCGGCGATTAAGTATATAGCCGACTCATGGAAAAATAGCAGTGACGGCGACAAGCCGTATTAAGAGAGGAATGATATTAGCATGATGAAGGGTATTGATGTATCTGATAACAACGGGGCCGTAGATTGGCAAGCGGTTGCTGATTCGGGTGTTGAATTTGCCATGGTGGCATGTAGTTATGGAAAAACGGGGCGGCATGATCGATTTGTTGAGAATGTGAATGGCGCGCATGCGGTAGGGCTGAAAGTTGGAGCTTTCCACTACTCATATGCACTGACGCCGGATGATGCGCTGCTAGAAGTTAAAAACTGCCGAGCGGCAATTGATGAAGCTGGTGTGCTGCTTGAACTTCCAATATTTTTCGACATGGAAGATGCCGACGGTTGGAAAGCAGACCACGAATTTGATTTTTCACAAAGAAATGTCAATGCGATTTGCAAAAATTTTATCGATAATATTGGCTTGGATTGTGGTGTGTATGCATCGCTGTCATGGCTTCAATCCCTTATTGATTGGAAGTCGCTAAAACGTGCTGTCTGGAATGCCGAATGGATTGATCCAGGCGAAGACCCGGGCGACCATTCAGACGGTGACAGCATCCGGGGCTATATGTGGCAGTATACAAATAAACTTATGATAAATGGCCGGGAATTTGACGGGGATATTTTATATTAAAATTTGAGGAGCGTGTATTTAAATGGATGAAAAAATTAAACAGGACATCGAAAAAATGGAAGCTGCCATCGTGCAGCTTAAAGCTGGTGGTGAAGAATTATTTGCTGACCAGATCGCGGCACTGCAAAATAAAATCGATGCGCTGAAAGCCGAGGCTGCTGCTGTTGTTGATCAGGTTGCCAATGAGGTGAAAATTGCAGAACAGAATTTTGTACAAAAATATGGTGCTGCTATCGTTAAAGGCGTCGAGCTTGTACTTTTAGGGTTGATTGCTGGCAGAATCTTGGGGGTAATCTAATGGATAAAATAAAAGGTTATATTGAAAAATATAAGGTGCCGTTAATTGTCGGCACCTTTATTGTTTTGCTGGTGGTCGCGTATCTGGCCGGACAGCACAGAGCGAATACTGTGACGGCGGATCAGCAGCCAGTGCAAATATCCCAGGACTTGCTCGATAATGTCAATGCTTTGCAAAACAAGCTCGATATCTCTGAGCAAAACGCCAAATTGCTGCAAACGGCCCTGGACAAAATACAAGCCGGGAAAACGCAGCCTGTAGCGAATTATTACGTCACGGCTCCGACGGTAGAGAAAGCGGCAACAATCGTCGAAAAGCAGATTGCAGCGAATGATCCTACATTGCCACCGGCGACCTTGGAAAAGACCGACAGGACCGTTGTGACCCCGATTGTCAAAGACGCAGCAGGGCAAGCGTTGCCGATGGATCAGCAGAAAGTTGATGTCTATAAAATTGATTTGCGTAAAGACCACCGAATTAAGGCGGGTGTTACCATAGTCGACAGTACGGCATATGAAACGATTGGCTATGAACAGGGACGTGTCGAAGCCTTGGCACATTTTAAAGGAAGCGAATGTAAAGGCGCGTCTGTCATGTATAACGTAATTGAATGGTGAAAAGGCCCCGGACATTGGTACTTAAAAGTATCAGTGTCCGGGGCCTTTTTTTATATATAAGTGGGTGCGAAATGGGTGCAACAACTAAAATAAAAACAATGCAAAACCATATAACACAATGAAATAGAAAATGTGAAAAATGATTGCAAAAACGCCGTGAACCCTGTAGAATAGCGGATAGAGGACGAAGGAACGGTATTCTCCTAAGCAATAGGCCGCAGGTTCGACTCCTGCCAGTCACACCATTGAAATCAAAGCCTCCCAGATTCGGGAGGCTTTTTTATTTATACTGGGCTCTATTTTGGCTTTAAACTAAAAGTTGGTAATTTTAAATATGCAGCGAAGGGATAAAGCATGACGAAATTGAAAAAATATGGGAGCTTCTTTGCTTTTTTATTAGCAGTGGCAATTTTTCTGTATCTTGGCAATGCAACTGTTAATTATAAGTCAGAGCAGCCTGAATCATCGGGAGAAACTCAAAAAATATCAGGCAGTGACGGCGATTCGGATTTTATTCGGTCAATAGAGAAAAAACCGTATTACATAAACTGGGAAAGCTCCAGATTGCTTGTAACGATGTTTGCACTGTTGGAACAACCGTCGCCCGATATTATGACTGTTTTTGAGGATAAGATTGCCAAACTGCCCGATGCAACAGAATATTATCTGGCCTCGTATCAATTGGCTGATCATATGGACTGTAAACTTCTGTGGGTTTCCAATACATCAAGTTTTTCGTTGGGAGCGGATTTTTATGGACCGAATAGTTCCGTGGTTCAGCTGGAAAGTATTTTACAAGAAAAATTAGGCAGTCCAGACCGGCAGGAATCGGAAAATGATCAGGTTGTCTCTTATTGGCTCGGCAAGCCGTATCACTGGTAACGGCTAAAAATGGCAGGTAAAGACCCGTTAAGGCTGGAAAATCAGCTTTAACGGGTTTTCTTTCTCATCATGCCAATCATGGTCAGTCAAAGGGCTGGCGGTTACTTTTGCCTGACATACCCACACTCCACAATAAGATTCTGTCCTTGGTTTGACAATATCCAGTCAATAAGCTTCTTTGTGTTGTCAGTTGAAAATTGAGTAGTTACTGCATAAACATCAATTGTAAATAAGTAACTACCATTCTGGATGTTTTCAATAGTCGGGGCTGTTCCGTCAATCGCCAGTAATTTTATATTTTCATTTGGCTTCATTCCTGTTGCAAAGTAACGAAAAGAGTAGCCAATAGCAGATGAGTAATTTCGATAAACCGCCACCTGGCTAATAACACTGCCCATTTCAGCAGCATATTCTTCCCATAGTGGCGATGGCATCTCCATTCCACGCATTGCTTTTGCTAACATTATGGTTTGACTTCCGGAGTTTTCTGGGCGCTGAAACGGCATGATTTTTTCGTTTTTTCCACCGAGTTCATTCCAGTTTGTTATCTTCTTTCTATATATCCTGAATTTGCTCGATAGTTAAAGAACTGACAGGATTATCTTTGTTTACGAAGAAAACAAATGCCTCCCTGGCAATAGGGGTTAATACAAACTCCACTCCTTTTGATTTTGCCATCTCTAGTTGCTGTTTTGAAGGCTGAGCGCCGAAAAAAATATCAATTTCACCGTTTATTAATCGCTCATACGCCTCATTGGTTTTAGAACATTGGACATAGTTTCCTATTGTCTTACTGTCAAGCCCTTTATATAATGCCTGTGCCATGGCTCCATAAACAGGATAAGCAGCAGTTGCTCCATCAAGTTTAGGATAGTTATTATCGAATGAAACCGTGGGAACGTCAGTCAATTTAGCTGGTTTATTTTTTTCCTGAAATGGACGATAATTATTAAGATTAACTTCATTCGAAACGCGCAAATAACAGAACATATGCAAAAGTACTTTTTTCGAACTTAATATTTTTTTTGTTAATAACACATGAAATCAAAACCGAAATGACAGTGGTTAGTGTAATTCCAGCTTGTAAAAGTGGAAATGGATTGAAGTCTCCTCCAAAAGAAAATAAGAAATTTACGACTAGATATGGCATTGCAGTAATTATATATACAGATGAAAATAACCGATCGTTAAAATGGTAATTTGATAAACCAAACACCATTATCCATACCAACATATAATAACTGAAAACGACTATAATTGGTAAGAATACCTGGAAGCTACTATCTGGCAGAGGAGTTCGCTTTGTATAGTAAGACCATACAATGGCAAGCAAAATAAGCGGAGGTAAGATAAGTACAAGGTATTCAGGCAAAATGCTATGTTTATCAGCAATAATGGAATTTATGGGAAAAGAAATAGCAATCAGACCAATGCTGAAAATTAATGGTGACCCTATTAACGCCCATAAGGTCGTTTTGGATTGTCAACAGTAAATCAGACAACTTTTTTAAGGGCTTGATTGCGAAATTGAACTGGGGTTAAGTACCCTAGCGTTCCGTGAATCCGATGATTATTAAACCAATTGACATAATCGTATAAATCCAACTCTAGATGGTACAGACTCTGAAATTTCATCTGGTGAATGAACTCCGTTTTCATGATTTTGTAAGTGGCCTCAGCTACTGCATTATCATATGGACAGCCTTTCATGCTGAGAGAACGACCGATTTCAAAGGTCTCCAGAAGATCATTGATTTTTTCGTTTTTGAATTCACTACCACGATCGGTATGAAACCACTGCATT